AGCGCAGAGAATCATTCATGGCGCGGCATCGCGCAAACATCAAAAAAGGAAAAATGTCTGCGGCCTTTTGGGCGGCAAAGGAAAAATGGTAATGGAAATCTGGATCAAGCCTAGTGGCGTGGAAGTAATGGTCAATGAGTCAAGCGCATCTGCGGCAGAAAGTCTCGGATGGAAGCGTAAGACAGAAACGGTCGAAGTTAAAAAGAAGCGTATACCAAAGCCCAAGGACTAACCATGAAAGGTCTTTACTCTAACATCCATGCCAAACGAGAGCGCATTAAAGCTGGTTCTGGCGAGCGTATGAGAAAGCCTGGAAGCAAGGGCGCTCCGAGTGCGAAGTCTTTTCGTGAGGCCGCTAAGACAGTCAAAAAGCCGAGGTTTGAATAATGGCTACCGTTGCTCAAGTTGCAAAGGCATCGCTTCAGCGAATACTTGTACAAGCCTCAGAGGCTCCGTTAGAAGCGGACGAGTATCAGGACTTCATCTTTGCGATGAACAACTATATGTTGGCCTTGGATGCTCAAGGCATCCATCTTGGGTATACGGCAGTTTCTAATCTTGCAGACCAAGTGACCGTTCCGGTTGGTGCGCTTCGCGGTGTCATCGCCAATCTTGCTATTGAGGTAGCTCCTGATTTCGGCGGCGTGGTGACAGATGCGTTAGTGCTTCAGGCGCGAGAGGGGCTTCAGGCAATGAGAATGCTTGGTCAGACTATCGGCGGCACTCGGATGCCGTCTACTCTCCCCATTGGTTCTGGCAATACCGACACCGGCTATGGCTGGAGCTGGAACTTCTATCCCGACAGCGAGGATTCTATTCTTGCTGAGACTATTGGCACGATTGCACTGGAGTCCTCAACATGACCGACAGAGCTTATGGCGTTAAGCAGAGCGACTTCACCCAGCAAAATTCAATCCTGTCTGGGTCTTATCTTGGTTTCTTTGCCAATGGTTACAACTACAAGATTTCCTATTCCAACTTTCTTTCTGGGTTAGGTGTAACCGGCACAATCGTTCAGGACGGAGCAGTTAGCGGGACTCCTGTCCTCGATGTTCAGGGTACGGTTAACAACATCCGAAACATTGAAGATGGATCAGGGATTGTAACCAACGTCTCTGCCGAAAACGGTATCACGATAGCCCACAACTTCACTGTCAACACCACTGGCGAACCGTTGATGCAGGATATTGCAGCGGCGAGTCCGACTTTCGTGAGCTTGGTTGGTGGGGCTGGTATTGCTGTTACAACGTCAGGTGAAACGATTGAAATCGCTTCGACTGAAACCGCGTCCTATGCCAGTGTTTCAATGGCTGGGAATGCGACTGCTACCACGATTGCTTCAACTGCAACTCCGGTGAAAGTGGCAGGTACATTTACTCTTGGTGATATTTCATCTAGTTGGACTGGGGCAACTGACGGCAAGTTGACGTTCACTGGTCAGACCAGCCGCCACATTGTCAACGCCATTGCTACTTTGGATGCCTCATCTGGAAGCAACCACAAGATTTCGCTGTTCATTGCAAAGAATGGTACGGTTGTTTCTACCAAGATGACGGACACGATTTCGGCTGGCGCTCCGAGGGCGATTGCAACATTTGCTAACTTAGTTCTGAACCAGAACGATTACCTTGAACTGTATGTTAGGAATGAATCTACAACTGACGGTGTTATTGCCGTGAATGCCGTATTGAGTGCGCTCTAATGCCGACGATCCTACCGATTACCAATGGTTTTTATATTAGCAACTCCCTGCCCATTTCGGCGCAGGAGTGTACTAATTGGTATGTGGTAGTTGAGAGTGCTCCTTCATTGGCTCAGGAGACGCTTAGGGGAACGCCAGGAATAGAGCAGGTGGAAACCTCTGGGGCTATTCTGCAATCGAACAGAGGCGCTCACACGATGGCTGGTGTGCCTTACTTTGTTAATGGCACAAAGCTGTATCGGCTGGATCAGACTCAAGTAGTCCCGACTGAGGTTTATGATTTAGTGGAGATCGGGACTGTCTCAGGGACTTCTCGATGCTCGATGGCTGATAACGGCACTCAACTGCTGGTTCTAGTTCCTGGTGGCAATGGATACATCTACAACCATGTGACCGATACATTTTCACAGATCACAGACGTAGATTTCACTGCCAATGGTGATCCGCAGTTTGTGGTGTTTGTTGACGGGTATTTTGTAGTTTCAACAGATACCAAGAAGTTTATTGTCTCAGCTATTAACGATGGGACAAGTTGGAACGCGCTTGACTACGGAACGGCTGAATCTGATCCTGACAACATCGTTGCGCCGATTGTTTTTAAGAACCAGCTTTTCATTTCTGGAAGCCAGACCTTTGAGGCTTTCCAGAATATCGGAGGCTCAGACTTCCCTTTTCAGAGAACTGGATTGTTCTTGGATAAAGGGGTTTTCTCCCCTTACTCTCTAATCAACACTCAAGACACATTCATGTGGATCGGTGGAGGGCAGAATGAATCCCCTGCAATTTGGGCGTTTGCTGGTAACTCAACACAAAAGATTTCCACTGTCGCAATCGACTTCATTCTCAAGACTCTTACGAACGACCAGCTAGCCAATGTCTATTCATGGACGTACTCGCAGAATGGTTCTTACTTTGTAGCCTTTGCTCTGCCCAATTCCACTTTGGTCTACGACCATGCTTCTAAAAGATGGCATGAGCGAAAGTCTTACATAGAGGGCGAGCAGGTGGGTTACAGGGTTTCAGGTTTGACCCAAGCCTATAACCATATCTTCTGCGGTGATTCTGTGGATGGAAGAATCGGCAAGCTGAATCCAGACCTTTTTACTGAGTATTCAGGGGCGATTATCAGGACGGTGGCAACGCAGCCTTTCCAGAATAATATGCAGTCAATCTTCGTTCCGTCGATTGAATTGACCGTTGAATCAGGCGTTGGCAATTCATCTGTCAGCAATCCAGTGATTTCAATGGACAGAAGTGTTGATGGTAAAACGTGGTCGGATCAACGCATGAGAGGATTAGGAAAGGTGGGCGAGTACAATCGCCGCGCTATTTGGCGAAGGAATGGAAGGGCTGCAAGGCTTGAAGTGTTCCGATTTACTTTGAGTGATGCAGTCAAACCAGTGATTATTCAGTTAACCGCTGAGATTATTCCAGGTGCGAAATGAGCGGGCCAAGGCTTAACGCAGCGAATCCGATCGTTGAGTCTAATGGGACGATGACCCAGCAGTTTAGAAACTGGACGATTGATGCGTCTTTGAGCATTCCGATTATCGGTGTCGGAAGTCCAGAAGGTGTTGTGACTGCAAGGCAGTACAGCCTCTATATTGACTCCACTGGGGCGGCAGGTTCAATCGAATATCGAAAGATGCTTCCTGACATTGGCGGGGATGTGACTCAAGGATGGCTATTAGTGTAAGAGGCTGCTTAGAGTCTGAGGCGCTCTCAATATTAAGAGACCCGTCTGTAAGTCAGTATTTAAGCATTGATCCGAGGGGAATAGCGTCTGACTGGATTATGTTGTTAATGGGTAATCGGCTGCTTGTGTTAGCCAGACCCGAAGATGGCGAGCTAGAAATACACGTTGCTTGTCGATTCAGAGACAGGAAGAACCTAAGAGAAGTGATGGTATTCGGATTGGATTGGTTAAATGCTTGGGGCTACAAAAAGATATGGACAACTGCGCCGGAAGAAAGAAAGGCGCTTGTTAAAATGTTAGAATCACTTGGATTCCGAAAGGTAGAGGAGAGGTGGCAGCATGGGTATTGAAGCGGCGGTAATTGGTTCGGCAATCGGGGCGGGAGCGTCACTGATTGGAGGCGCTGCCGACCGTCGAGCAGCGCGAAAGGCAACCTCCAAAGCTAATGAGCTAGAGGCTCGGCGCATACAACAAGCAATGGGCGCTATAACCCCAGGATTTCAAGCGGCTCAAGACACCTCTCGATATGCGCTCGGTCAAGGCCAGCAGATGCGCCAGCAGGGAATGCAGCAGGGTTTGAACCTGATTGGTCAGTTGTACGGCCCTACTGGTCAAATGCAGCAGCAGGGTAATCTCGCAGCTCAACGCGCTCTACTTGCTGGGCTTCCCATGCAGCGCAATGCGATCATGGGAGCGCCTGTTGATTACAGCCAGCTTCAGCCTACTCAAATTCAATTTGATCCTGAAATGCTGTCACGAATGCTTGGCGGGATGGCACTCCCGCAGGGCGATGTTCGCTATTCTCAATTC